TGGTACATGTCCACAGCAACATCGGGACAGTGCGCTAAGATAAGAGAATAGACATTTTCACCTAAGCTCCAGGTTTTGATGTTCTCTTCTATTGCGAGTTGACTACATACGGGTATACCGAACTTTTCAGCCATCAACATTCGTGAGGCCTGAGTTACAGGTGTTTTCAGTTTTTCCCTAACGTTCATCTTCTCTATATCAGCTTTAAGTTGTCTTTCCCAGAATCCGGAGAAAGTTTTATCCATCTGATTACCTATGTTGTAACTTCGAGTCAAGTACAAAAGACGAGAGGCTAGTGCATGGACAATAGGACATCCAGCACATTGGAACAGCATTGAGAGTGCTTTAACTCTTAAAAGCTTCATTTTAGTTTTATTTGAAGCCCGGAGATATTTGGTCTGACACCATCCAAAATTGCAAAGAATTTTGATTGGATCCACAACATTCCGACACTCATCAATGTCAAACACGTTCTGACAAAAACCCGCTGTTTCCAACGAGCTGTGAACGTCTAGTTTGATCTTGCATCCCATTTGATCGAATATAGTTTCGTCAAAGATGCAATTTCCTGCGATGACAAATAGTCCGTCATCACCCTCCACGACACCAACAGTGTCGATATCTTGTACATAGCATGCAAATTTCATAAGGCAATAGTTCACTAAACCATTACCTAAGGACGTCGTCATTTCACCAGACATCCTTCGTGCGTCAATATAACCTGAGAAATATTTGTTTTTGATAATATTTCTACCTGACACTACGTGCTCCATAAGCGACATAATGTAGGTCATTCGTGAATTAGACTTACCAATGAGCGATCGATAAATAAAGTACTCGATCATCTTGAACATTTCCTTTGACAGATGAGCCTCGAATGAAGTGTAATCAGTAGCAAGATACTTGCCACCGGGTCTAAAGAGTCGTTCGAAAATGTATTTAGGTCTTTCGTCAACAGGCACGTGTTTTACGAAAGCAGGATGCTTATATACAATTTCTTCGATTTTCTTTATAATCGGTCCAAAAATACATTTGGCTTGATCCACTCGAGCGTAGATTCCTCTCCCGTGTTTAATACCAGGATAGAATTCATCTTTCATGAACAATTTCACAATAAAATTGGCTTTGTCTTCGATTGTGATGAGAGAGTCATAAACTTTTCTAAGTTCAGTTTTCCTCCACTCTGGATAGTTGGTCTTACTCAACCATTCCTCAAAGTTGATTTCTTCATCATAATCTAAAGTTTCACCTTGGAACTCAGGCAATATATGTTCCTTGACGAAAGCTTGGAATCGTTCCCAAAAATTTTCCATAGTAATTTTGGGTAGCTTTCTGCCGGCACGATGCATTGCACCATTTCGAAGCATCTCAGGCCAATTACAGTCTGGATGCGGATACACAGCTCCCCCCATGTAAGCTGGTAGTGAGACAGCTTGCGCTCGCCGTCTCATTTTAGGAGGGGGGTTCACCTCAACATTCATCTTCATTCCGTCCCCATCAGGCGTGGGAAGAGGGTATCTTTTAAGAATGAAGGAGTCGTCCGGGCGGTATCCTAATAGCACTCTGGACCCACCCGAAGAGAGTTTTTTGCACCTCCGGGTAGGTTGTGAGAGATCACTTCTTGTTTGCGAATACTAGCGTGAATTGCGCAGTCATTGACGAAATTGGCTACATAGATCGTGTTCGCATCTATGTTCTCGTTCAGATTTTCAACGTTACGCAACCCTGCCGAATTCACTTGGGTCAT